GACGAGTACCTCGCCCGGATCGTCTGCTACGCCTTCAACACGTCGCCGCTCCCGCTCGTCCAACTCATGAACCGGGCGACCGGGGAAACCTCCGACGCACAAGAGACGCATTCAGGATCGCATCCCCTCATGGATTTCATCGCCGAACTGATCACCCGCGAGGTGCAGGAGTTTTTCGGGGAACCCGATCTGGAGTTCATCTGGACCGAGGACAAGGAGCGCGACGAACGCCTCTTCATGGAGAAGTCCGGGATCTTCGTCGGCCGCGGGATCTACACCCGAAACGAAGTACGGGACGTAGAGGGGCGCGAGCCCCTGCCCGGTGGGGACGTCGCGACGGTCGACACCGCCTCGGGTCCGGTCCCGCTCGCAGACTTCGTGGGCGGACTCGAGGTGGCCCCGGAAGGCAAGGAAGAACCGGGAAAGAATCCCCTCGACGTGGCTCTTCCTCCGGCTGCAGGAGGAGGTTCGGCACTTGGAACGGGAACATCGCCCCCGGCGTCCACGGGCATGGCCGCGGTCGCTGCTGCGTCGGCGCTCAACGTCGCACTCCCGCCGGCTGCGAAATACAACGAGGCGCACGAACCTGCCGGTAGTCCCGAAGGCGGTCAGTTCACCAGCGGAGAGGGTGGTGGCGGTGGTGAATCGGAGGAAGACGAGGGTGGCAAAGAGGAAGGTTCCATAAAGAACCGGAAAGAACTCACCAAATCCGACAGGGGCCGTGTCGACAATTGGACCGCGGGTGACGACGTGTACCAGAAAATGCGCGATCCGAATAGCGATGAGGGCAAGGAATTGGGAAAGCTTCTGGATCGCATTCCGACGTTCTCCGGGACGGTGCATCGTGGAATGGTGGTCGACAAGGCCGGGGTCGATGTTCTTCTCGCCAAGGACGGGGAGGAACTGACGATCAAATATAACTCCTCAGCAAGTCGCGATAAGGGCGTCGCAAACGAGTTTGCACACACCATCCAGAAACCCAAGGACAAGTGGTCCGTGATAATGTCCGTCAAGACCAAGGGCGCTGCCCACGTCGAGAAGGTCGCGGCGATGGGGTACGAAAACGAAGAGGAAGTCATCCTCCGGGCGGGCACGAAGTACAAGGTGCACGTGGCGAAAACAGTGCCAGCGAAGAGAACTGCTTATGTCGAACTCGAACAAATCGCAGGCTGAGACCAAGTCGAAACGTGCGCGGCGTTTCGTCGACACGGATATGGACTGGCTTGGACTTGGCGAAAAGAAGGAAGCTAAACCCGAGAAGGTGGCGGTTCCAGTCGCCAGCATGAAGGTTCGATCGGCGGTGCAGCGAAGCCTCGATTCCCGGATGGTGGTCGCGGACCTGCACCGCTGGCGGACCGTCGCGTTGAAAGCGCTTCAGAACGGCAAGCGTTGTCGCGGATTCATTTCGGAAACCATCCCACCTGCCCTCAATGTCGCCCTGGTCGAGTGGCTCGAACACGCGACCACGAAGGAGGACGTGGATTGGGGCTTTCGGATGATCGGGAAGGCGCGTCGTCCCCTGGTGGCAGTGCGCCGGAGGATCCGACTCGAGCGAAGGATGCGGGGAGCCGCCCAGGCGCACTTCAAGGCCGTCGCCCCCGAAGTCGCGCGCGTTGTCACCGCCCACTATCGCGAGGCGAAGTCGGAGACGGAAGGAAAGATCCTCGTCACCTGGAAGGCCGCCGGACCCACGGACGAAGCCGTCAACAGTGCGATGGAGTGGGAGAAGTTCCTGGAGAGCATCCGGCCGATCCTCTTCGACGCCTACCTCGAAGGCGAGACGCTCGCCGCCGACGTGTCCGGGGCCGAGGTCGCGTACGGACTGACCGACCAGCAGGCTACGGAGTACGCCGCGCAGCGGGCGGCAGAACTCGTCGGCAAGAGGATCCTCGCGGACGGAAGCGTCGTGGACAACCCGAACGCCCGATGGTCGATTCCTCAGACGGTCCGAGACCGGCTGCGGCAAACGATCACGAAGGCATTCGAGGAGGGGTGGAGCGAGGCGGAGCTCCAGAAGGAGATCGAGAGTCCCCGATTCTGGTCCTGGAGGTCGGACATGATCGCCCGGACGGAAGTCGGAACGGCCCTGAATCGTGGGACCGTCCAGGCCTACCGCGAAGGCGGCGTGGAGACCGTGATCATCCACGACGGCCCGGGATGCCTCGAGGACGGGCACGACGACTCCCAGGACGGCGTGGACGGCGAGGAGTGGCCCATAGAGAAGTTCGACGAGTACCCGCTGGGACACCCTAACTGCAGGCGGGATGCGGTCCCGAACCTGCCGGAGGAATAGGACGATGGCAGCAATGACGGTTTACCTGGTCGGGCGAGTCGTGAAGATTACGGCGCAGGGTTTCATCGCATGGGACCTGCTCGGCGTTTACCAGAACCAGGCGCCGGCGATCTCGGCCTGTCACCGTGCGAGCGACTTCTACGTCGCCGTCACGACCGACGCTTCCCTCACTCCCGACACAGCCCCGATCCCGGGAGCGATCTTCCCACTACAGGTCGCCGCGGGACAGGTTCCGGCGTGAACGCCCGAAGGGACTCGGCGCGGGGGATCCTCGACCACGCCCTGGGTGAGATCGGACGGAAGATGGCCAACCAGGCGAATCGGATCTCCAAAGCCGGAACCCGTGTGCGGGACCGACGAGGCCATGAATATCTGATCTGGAAGGACGGGTCGCTCCGTCGGGTGGACAAGTTGGCGGCCTCGGCCGCGAAGGAGGGATGAACCCATGAGCGCAGTCAATTTCGAGCTCCTTCCCCTCGCGGCGCAGACCGCTTCGATGGCTGGCGGGTGGGTCGACGTCGCGGGACTCAAGGAGATGGAGGTCTTCGTCCACGTCACTACCGGGTCGGGGACGCTCACGAAGTTCTCGGTCTTCCTCGAAGGAACCGACGACGACGGAACGACCGCGTACGAACTCCTCGCGGACACGTCCTTCAAGAATTCGTCGGGGGCCACGCTGGCGGACGAGCCGACCCCCATCAGCACGAACAAGAGGAACGTGGTCGGCGAGGCGGCGATCGTGACGACCGAGTCCAAGTGGACCGCCCAATACACGCGCTTCCCGGACAAGGTCCGGGTGCGCCTCATCATCACGCCGACCGCGGCGCCGTCGGAGACGTTCTCGGTCAAGGCCGTCGGAAAGAACTAGGAGGAACGTTCATGGGAAAGAAAGCCGGTCAGGAAGTTCCGCGCCGCTTCGACGTGTTCCTCCCCTTCGCCAAGGTCGAGGAGATCGACGGTGCCGTCTACGTCTCGTCCAGGGCCACGCGAGAGGAACTGGACAAGCAGGATGAGATCGTTGGGATCGACGCGAGCGTGAAAGCCTTCACGGAGTCCGCCGAGTGGTTCGAGCGCGTGACCGGAGGGAAGTCGAAGGGCAACGTGCGCGCCATGCACCAGGCGATCGCCGCCGGCAAGATGGTCGCCTGGTATCACGACGAGGAGGACCAGGCCATCGACGTCGACATCAAGGTCGTCGACGCCGAGGAGGGCCGGAAGTGTCGCGAGCACGTCTACGTGGGCGTGTCCATCGGCGGGATCCCGAAGGCTTGGGAGACGGTCAACGTCGAAGGGAAGAAGGTCCGGAAGATCACGGAGTACGAGCTCGTGGAGATCTCCCTGGTCGACCGGCCGGCGTGTCCCTCGGCCGTCTTCTCCGTCGTGAAGCGGGCGGACGCATCCGTGACTCCTGTTCCGGTCCCGACCGTGGCGAAGGTAGAACCGACTCCCGCGCTGAAGAAGGCCGAGGAGGAACCGACGACCGTCCAAACCCTCATCTTTGACAAGGAGAAGTTCACCGTCGACGAGGCGAAGGCCTGGGCGGACAAGAACGGTTTCAAGTCCTCGAAGGTCGACGAGCCCGAGAGCGGCGAGACCATCCGTCTCCGGCAGCGCGACCCCGGCGACTTCAAGGACGACATGAAGACGATCGATCTCAAGCCGGGAGTCCAGGCGGTGATCGGTCACCTGAAACTCGCGGTGCCGAGGTTCGGGAAGGTCCTTTCGGACTCCGCGGCCGCCTTCGAGAAGAGGATGCATGGGCTGGTCCTCTTCCCGGCGATGGACGCGCTCCGATCCCTGGAGTACGCCCTGGAATCGCTCGGCTACGATGCGCAGGCGGGAGAGGAAGTCGCGGCCGACCTAGCGACGCTCACCGCGGCCGTGGACGCCATCATGGAGTTCATGGCGTCGC